GCAAAACGCCATACGCAAACGCCAAAAGGCAATAGAAGATGAGGCGGAGTTTAAAAAACTACGAGCACAATTTTTTGGACTTGTTTTTCAGGACGAATTGATCCATGTAAAACTACTGGAGAGCGTTGGCGAATTTATGGAAGAGGGCGACACCATGCATCATTGTGTATTCACCAATGAGTATTACCTTAAGCCCGATTCGCTGGTTTTTTCGGCAAAAATAGCTGGCGAAAGAGTGGAAACAGTAGAAGTATCGCTCAATCAGATGAAAGTAGTACAGAGCCGAGGTGTACGCAATAAAAACACCGAATATCACGACAGGATAATAGAGCTGGTAAACAAAAACATAGACAAAATAAATCATCACGTAGCACATGCCAAAAAACTAAACAATGGCAAAAAAAACCGAACCAAAAGAGTTCAAAACAATCACATGGGCCAAACACTGCAAACACGCACAGCATGAAGTATATCAGGGTGTGTACTACTGCCCATGGATCAATGAGGGCAATACAAACTACGGATGCAGTAACAAAATAGGGTGCAAGAACTACAAAATTAAGTAAATGCCAAGAATACACATAAAGCCAATATCCGTAAATGATGTATGGCAAGGCAGGAGATACAAAACAGATTACTACAAGCTGTACGAACAAATTTTAATGGGTAAACTACCTAAAATAATCATACCGGAACCACCTTTTGAAATATATTTTAAATTCGGATTCAGTTCCAAGGCTTCGGATTGGGACAATCCCATAAAACCAATACAGGATATTTTGAGCAAAAAATATGGCTTTAACGATAAACTGATAAGGCGTGCCGTGGTAGAAACAGAAATTGTAAAAAAAGGCAAAGAGTACTTTGAATTTGAATTGAAGAGGCTGGGGTAGTATTGTGAGTGATATTTATTTTATCAAAAAAATGTAAAAAAAAATATGGAAGTAAATTTCAATAACTTAAGAAAACAAGCGTGTTTAGAAAACTCAAAAAATCACTACATAATGGCATTTAGCGAAGAATTACATCAAGATGCTGATATGGACTTTAGAGCAGGATTTAATTTTGCTCAACGTTGGATTCCAGTAGAAGAAGGATTGCCAAAACATTTAGAATTATGTCTATTTAGATTAGATAATGGAAATATTTGTATAGGTAAATGCAATTATTTTGAACACGGAGATTCAGAATTAATTGAAATGTATGGTAAAGGTCTTTCGTATTTATGTCATTCATACAGAAATTGGGATTTGCACGATTTTAAATGGGAGAATAAGTTTACTGTTACACACTGGATTTCTGTTCCTTTTTACAGTTAACCATAACGTATGGTATAAGACCAGTAGCGGATTAAATAGTACAAACTTATCAAATTAGTAGAATGAATATAGATACAACAGAAACAACGCAACCCACGGAAACCGCTATTGGTTTTATACCGTGTTACCAACTGCCTTTTCTTTCCCTTTTTAATTCGGATTGTTTGCCTATAATGCGACAATTTAAGGATAAAGAGTTTGATTTGGCTATTGTTGATGTGCCTTATGGAATTGGCGAGGATGGTAGTAAAAACCATACAAGGGGCAAACTTGCAACAAGTAAAAACTACAAAGGTTATTCGAGTGGCGATTTAACAGCCCCTGAAGCTGAATATTGGAATGAACTTAGACGAATAAGCAAAAATCAAATTGTTTGGGGTGCAAACCATTTTATAAGCAAATTACCTTTTGATAGTAGTTGCTGGATTGTTTGGGATAAAGAAAATGGCGAAACCGATTTTGCAGATTGCGAACTTGCTTGGACTTCATTTAATACTGCCGTGCGAAAATTCAAATGGAAATGGCAAGGAATGCTTCAGCAGAATATGAAAAACAAACAGGAACGAATACACCCGAACGAAAAGCCAATACAGCTTTATGAATGGTGCATTAGAAACTATGCTAAACAAGGCGACAAAATACTGGATACTCATTTTGGTTCGGGTAGTATTGCATTAGCTGTTGATAAGGCAAACAAACTGGATAAAATGAATTTAACTCTCACGGGTATCGAAATGGATACTCATTATTTAGAAAAGGCAATCGAAAGAATACAGCATACTACAAAACAAGGTACGCTGTCTTTTTAAGGTTGTTGGTAACAAGTTTATATAATCAGTTCAAAATTTTGCACCAATGAATATCAATCAATTACTGTTTGAAAACTACGAAAACGGCACTATCTCTGATGATGATTTGGTGCAAATTTTTGAACAAATAAGTTTGCGTTTGAATCTGAGAACAAAAACCAATTACGCAAAGGAAAACGGATTGACATACAATGGCGGTTTAAAGCGAAAAACAAGAAAAATTGAAATAGATAAAATCACATTTATAATTGACAATGAATGAAATAATGTTCCTAAATATAAAAAATTACCATGAGTATAAATGAGAAAAAGTTAGAATTGAGAGCGGATGCAAAAAATGCAGTAGTAAATTACATCGACGGACATACAGTATTCAGCTATTTGAGCGAGAGCCACCCACACAAAGAATGTGCCTACTCCATCCCGGGCAAGTGGAAAATAAAATCACAGAAAAACAATGTATTATCACTAATTGAATTATATTAAACCTATGTTTGGATATAAAATTTGAAATAAACTAAATTAAGTTATTGAAAACTTGCATACTGTGAAATTTAATAGTATATTTGTGGTGCAAAAATAAACAATAATCTGAAATATGGAACTGACTGAAAAAGAAACAGAACTTATTGAGGCAATTAGAAACTTCAAAAACACCAAACACAACCCCTCAATTAGCCTTGAGCTTTGGATTAGAGAATTATTTGAAAACCTATTAGATGACGAAAACTAAACTTAAAACAGTATGGAAACAGTAATTTCAACCAGAAAAAATGACATCAAACCAGTACTCAACGATATCATCTTAGACATTACATGGTCTAAAATATCAAAGCGTTATTTTGGAAAATCATCGTCATGGATATACAACAAAATTAATGGAATAGACGGTAACGGTGGAGAGGGTGGTTTTACAGATGCAGAACGAGAACAGTTAAAAAATGCATTGATAGATTTCTCTTACAGACTGCAAATAGTATCAGAACAATTATAGTAATCATGTTTCAAGCTCTACCATAGCAGGTAGGGCTTTTTTTTTGCACTAAAGTACGTAACACTTCATACAAAAGTATGAACGTAAAGAACCACTAAAAGAAATACACGGCAAAAGAAATAATTTTTTATCAAAAAGTGATTACTTTGTAATCGCTTTTTCTTATTTTTGCCAATTAATTGAATTAGAATAGCCATAAATAACAATTTCAAATACAAATAACATGGAAACTGCTAAAAAATTGGTGCCAATACGCAAAGGTGGGCGCAAAGGTGGTAAACCGCTGGACAAGGCGGCAATGAAAAAAGAAGCATTGGATAAAATAAAAAAACACAAGCTTGTTTTTCTGGCAGATTTGTATGCCTATGCTACTTTTGGCAAAACTGCATTCAATGCAAAAAAACTGCACGAAGATGCAGATATAATTGAGGCCATAGAAAAATGCAGAATAGCAACTAAAGTTGGGCTTAGGCAAAAATGGTACGACACGTTTAACCCCACCACTCAAATAGCATTGTATCGTTTAATTTGCACCAAAGAGGAGCGAGACAACCTCTCCATAACCCGCCACGAGGTAACTGGTGAGAATGGTGCGCCACTTATGCCTACAAAGCTGGAAGAAATAGACCTATCCAAACTTACAGAGGAGGAGAGAAACGTATTGTTAAAACTAGCCCGAACAGGTGGAACAAAATAAAAACTTAATGACGTTGGCTTATGCGGTTGAAAGTGAGGTGTGCAAAAAATCGTTCTATGAGTTTGTAAAAAGCTTTTGGAGCGTAATTATTGCCGAAGAGCCCGTTTTTAATTGGCATATTGAATACCTATGCAGTGAGCTACAAACATTAGCGTGGTACATTGTAAACAGGCAACGCAAGCCCTATGACGTAATCATAAACATACCACCAGGCACAACCAAAACCACTATAACAACCATTATGTTTCCCGCTTGGCTATGGACACAAGCCCCTTGGATAAGAATCATTACCAATTCATACGCTGGGGACTTATCTGTAGAACACGCTAGCAAATCCAAGGATATAATTATGAGCGAAAAGTACAAGATACTATTCCCCAATGTAATTATTCGTAGAGATAAATCAGGAAAAGAGGCGTATGAAAATACCGAAATGGGGTCAAGACTTTCAACATCTACCAACAGTGCAATTACTGGTAAGCACGCTCACATAATTATTAATGATGATCCTGTAAACCCAAAACAAGCGGATTCGGTAGCATTGAGAAATCAATCAAATATACAAACTCAAACACTATCCACCAGAAAGGTAGACAAAAAGGGAACGCCAATGGTTACTATTATGCAACGGTTGCATGAGCTTGACGTAACAGGCTTTTTATTGAGTAAAAAAGCCGATAAGATAAGACATATCTGTTTGCCAGCCGAAGTAACAGGAAATGTAAAGCCCGAAAGCGTGCGAGAAAAGTACATCAATGGATTGCTTGACCCCATAAGGCTAGATAGGGAAGTACTGGAGGAGGCTAAAATAGATTTGGGCGCAAGGGCATACGCAGGGCAGTACGAACAAAACCCGGTGGCCGATGGTGGTAACATCATCAAAAAGGATTGGTTCAAGTATATTTCGCAAGATAACTTTAATGTAGCATATCGTAACGAGCCAATAATATTCTTTGCCGATACTGCCTATACTGCCGATGCTGCCAATGACCCCACAGGGTTGATAGCTACCTGTAAAATAGGTAACGACCTTTACGTTTTACACGGTAAAAAGGTGTACCAAAATTTCCCTAATTTATGCCGATTTATACCGGCTTATGTAATGGAGCATGGCTACAAGTCCAATAGCTCCATAAGGATAGAACCCAAAGCCAACGGACTATCGGTAATAGACCAACTAAAGGAAGCTACTGGACTGAACGTAACCAAGACGGTAAGCCCCACAGAGGCAAAGGACACACGGCTCAATGCAGCTTCGCCCAAGGTAGAGTGCGGGCGTGTTATTTTGGTGCAGGGGAGTTGGTGCGATGAGTTTGTGGAAGAAATATCGGGATTTCCCGCAAAGGCGCATGATGAATATGTAGACCTTTTATGCTACGCAATAGATTATCATTTAAAACCAACGCAAAACAGAATCAATTTACAAAGTTTATCTGAATTGGTTTGATATTAGTAAACGAGTTGACAAGTAAACCAGTTACCAGTTGAATATGCTGTTAACTAGTAAACTATATACTTGTTTACTTTTCAACTCATCAACTGTCTACTCGTTAACTAGTGTACTTTGTCAACTTGTCAACTTGTCAACTTGTCAACTATGTAACTATAAATAAAAATAAAATCATGGCAACAGAAATGAATGTGAATGAAGATGCTTTGGCATTCCTCGCCGATGGCACAATTACGGAATCGGAAAGAGTGGAGGCATTGCAGCAAAAGAGTGTAATAGTACCCTCATGGACTAACCTCAAAAAAGAGTACGACCCACTGGAGCATCCCGTATTCAAAGACCCTAATTATTTGGATATAGCCAAATCGGATGGCACTGTGGAGCGTATGACCAGGATTGGTATGTCATTACAAAAATTGGCGGCAGAGCGCATGACGGAACTTGTATTCGGCATACCCGTAAAAAGGATATACAAAGCCGTAGACGAAAAAGAGAAAGCGGCTGCAAAAATTCTCGAGAATATATTCACACGTAACCGCATTGATAGCCTTAACATAGAGCGGGGTACGTACCTATATGCAGGGTGCGAGTTCGCTACGCTATGGTACGCCATAAAAGGTGAAACTAACAATATATATGGTGAGCCTACCACATTGAGGTTAAGGAGCAAAACATACAGCCCTATGAATGGCGACATGATTTATCCGCTATTTGATGAGTATGATGATTTGATAGCATTGAGCTTTATGTTTTCGCGCACCAAAGGAAAACTAACCACACAGTACTTTGACACATACACAGCCGACAAGCACCTACAATGGCAGAAAAAAAGCGGTGGGAGCGATTGGGAGGCCGTAATTGGCGAAGCCATTGCATTAAAAAAGATACCAGCAGTGTATTGTTATCGCCCAACACCTATATGGGAGAGTGCATCCAACGATGTGTACGAAATAGAATGGACACTATCACGCAATGGTAACTACATACGCAAAAACGGAAAACCCCTATTTGTAGTTTTTGCCGATGAGGAAATCGACCACGGAACCTCAAAAGATAATAGCTCGCTTGCCGTAAAGCAATATCCAAAGGGTTCTAGTGCGCAATACGTTACTTGGGAGCAGTCTGTAGAAAGTATTAAACTGCAAATAGAGAATCTTTACAGGGCTTTTTTTACACAGCTACAACTGCCCGATATGTCATTCGACACCATGAAAACTGTAGCTATGAGTGGGGAGAGCCGTAAAATGATGTTTATTGATGCTTACCTTAAAGTGCTAAAAGAAAAAGGGCGATTGCTGGAATGCTTAGACAGAGAAATGAATGTGATCCGTGCATTTGCAAAAGTGATGTTCCCAAAATACGCAAATGCATTTGATAGTTTAAACATTGAGCAGATAATTACACCATTCACCATTTCGGACGAAAAGGAACTTATCACAAACATAATGACAGCCACAGGTGGTAAGCCTATTGTGAGCCAAAGGGAGGGTATTGCCAATTTGGGTTGGTCGGACGATATAGAGGCTACCATGGTGGAACTACAACAAGAAAGTGCAGCGGACTTAATGGAGGCAACAATTTAGATAATCGTGTGTGGGGGGGTGATATATGAATAAATGGGAAGTAAAGCACAACAATAACCTGGCATCGTACGGCAGGGCTATTGACAAAATATATGCAGTGGCATCTGATGAGGCGGCTGCTATTGGTGCAAACATAACTGGCTTTGACAAAAACAAACCATTTGCGTTTAAAGACTACCCACAAACAAAAAACCGTGTGGATAAGCTTGTAAACACTTTGTCGGCA